GGCCGCTTCGCGATACGCCTCCGCGTAGTCCGTCAGGCTTTCGAGGGCGGCGCGGGCGACGTCGGCGTCGTCGGACCCGGCCAGCGTGACCTGACGCACCAGATGGGCGCGGGCCGACTCCATCCGCTCCCGCTGGCCGAGGGTGCTGTTCGATCCGCCGGTCAGATCGTCCAGATACCGCCGCACATCCGAACCGACCGACTCGGCCACGCCGGACAGCGTGTCCCAATAGTCCACCGTGGCTGATAGGGCATCGCGTTGCGCGGTCTCGACCTCCTGCCACGCGGCAAGAGCGTCCTGGGCGGCGGCGGCCGTCTCCATGTCGGCCAGAGCGCCCGCAAGCCCGGTGACGGCCACGTTGGCGTTATCGACACCCGCCGACCACGTCGCGATCTCGTCGACCAGGGCGCGCAGGGTGTCCAGATCCAGGCCGGCGCCCAGCGCGCGCATCTGAGCGACCAGCGTCTGCGTCACCAGGGACGTGTCGCCGCCCACGGCCTGCATGTCGGCCAGGGCCTGCTGGTAGGCGGTGACGCTGTCGCGGATGGTGTTGACGTGGTCGCGGCCGCGTGCGGTTTCCAGCGCGCGGCCCCATTGATCCTCCAACCCGGCGCGGGCCTGCGCCATCATCTCGTCGCGCAGACCGGCCACCTGAGCGGCGGCGTCCTCGGCGGCGGTGCCGGTGTCGGTCAGGATGGTTTGAAGGCCGTTTAACTGGCGGTCCATCAGCGCGACAGACGCCTGCACGTCGGACAGCGGCGCCGCCACATCGCCCAGACCGACCATGGCCCGCACCAGGGTGTTCATATCGGCGGACGCCTGTCCGGCGTCCAGTTCGCCGGCGGTGGTCAGGATGTCCGCGACCTCGCGCGCCGGCGCGATCATGGCGCGGGCCTGATCCGTCCAGGCGGCGGCCTGTTCGTCCAGGGCGGCAATCTGTGCGGCGGCGCCGGACTGCATCGATGTCACGGCGGCGTCGATCGCGCCCGACCAATCGGCGGCGATCGCGATCTGTCCGGCCAGCTCCGCCGCCGTGGCGGCGCTGCTGTCGCGCACCACCGCCAGAGCCCCGGCCAGGCTGTCGTCGCCCTGAGCGAGGTCTTCGATAATAGTGCGGATGGCGACCAGGCCTGCCTCGCCGAGGTCGGCCACCTCGATCAGGCGGCCAGACTGATCGCCCAGCGTGCCGCCGTGGACCTCGACGCGCTGCGCGCCGTCCTTCCACGACGTCGCGACGGCGTAGTTGGACGCGTAGTTGGATAAGTCGAAGGTGTCCGCCAGGGTCTGGAGCGGTCCGACCAACGCCGCGCGGCTGGCCTCGCCCCAGGCGGCGATGTCCTCGTCGGACAGCAACCGCCCTTCCGGCGCCTTGGCCAGGACCTGGCCGTCCTGGATGTCGATGGATTGCGACGCATTGGGCAGCGGCTTTCCGAACAGACCGCCGATCAGGTCCCCGCCCATCATCGCCAGGAACGCCCCGGCCGCCGCCCCGATCGGACCGCCGGCGGCGCCACCGATCAGGGAGGCGCCAAGTGCCCCGCCGCCGACGCTGCCCAGGGTGGACAGCCCCATATCGGCCCACTGGTTGCCGGAACTGAACCCGAATGCGCTGGCGGCCACACTCCCGGCCAGACCCCACGGTGCCGCATCGATGCCGGCGGCGAGGGCCCCCCCGAAGCCGGTCATGCCCCCCGCCGTGCCGCCGACCACGCCGGCGTTCGGGCCGACGAGCATGACCGGGGACCCAGGCCCCGCCGCCCCGTACAGAGTCGTCGGAGAGTACAGCCCCAACGCCCGACCAACGCTGCCCGTCACCAGGGCGTTGCCGATCGACTGCCCGCCCGTCAGCGAAGGCAACAGGGTACCGAGTCCGCGTCGGCCGGCGGGATCTTGCCGCTCTGCACGGCGGCCTGGATCTCCGCCTCGATCACGGCGTCGTCACGCTCGGCCATCGCCTTCTGGGCGGCGGCCAGTTCGTCCTGGACCTTCTTGTGATCGGCCTTGGACACGAACCGCTCGGGGTCCGGCGTCTCGGCCTTCTGTTGGGCGGCGGTCACATCGGACTTCAGCGTGTCCACCGCCGCGCACATGGCACTGACGGAGGCCGCCGGCGACAGGCCCAGGGCATGGGCCAGCGGCGACAGGTCGGGGGTGTCCTGAGACATGAGCTTACGCTCCCACTGGATGTCACAAAAATCGGCGGCGCTCAGGCCGGCCACCGCGCGGCGCAGGGCTTCCACGTCGGCGGCGCCGGCGCGGTTGAGGGCGGCGATGCCCAGGTTCGGGTCGGACGTCAGGGCGACCGACCGCACGCCGACGACGGTGCCGTCGGCGTGGTGCAGGATGACGGGGGAGAGATAGCGGTACTCACCGGCGGCGATCTGGGCGGCTGCGCGTGGCGTCCAGCGGGAGACGTGCCCCCACACCGCGCCGTCGCGGACCTCCAGGCGGTCGATCCAGCCGGCGGCCGGGGCACCGCCGTCGGCGCCGGCGCGTTCGGACCCGTGTTCCCAGTCGATGATCATGTCGGCGCGGTTGATGCTCCGCCGACGGTCGAACTCCGCCACGATGGCGGCCGGGTCGCGCACAAGGTAGGGACCGCGCCCGTCGTGACCACGCAGCTCGGGGCCGGCGGCCACGACCTCGATCCAGTCGGGCACGGTGCGGGCCTGCCCGTCTCCGGCTTGCGGGGCCGGGACGGTGAGCGCGGCCAGAGCGGCCGGGGTCTGTGTGAGGGCGTCGGTCATGGGCGGATCATGCCGCCCGGGGCGCCGCGCGACTGCCCGGAAGGGCTTCCGGGTCATCGCCCGCCGTGGTTTAGACGGTGCGCGGACCGATCGGGCGAGGATGCGCCCGCCCGCATGGCCGGTCAATGGTCAGCGATTAAGAGACCGATAAGAGGCCGTAAGAGGGGGCAGCGTGCGCGGCTCGGGTTTTCGGGGCCACAGGGGCGTCCCGGCTAGCTCGCGCGCATCCTGGCGCGTCTGTGGGCCTTGGGCTAAAAGGCGAAGTGGGTGACCGGAACCGGGCGCTGGTTTTCTATGGCCCCAGCCATGACGGCGGAGCGCCCCCGCCGTCATGCCCCCTTCGTTGCGGCAATGGCCGGATCGGCGTATAACTGGATGTGGGAAGGCGATGGTGCGGACGGGCGCAGAACCATCGCTGGCCGGCCAGCCGCCCGATCCGGTGAGGCTTACTCTTCCCTCCGATACAGCAAGGTTCCCTGTCGCTGGTCGTTCAGATAGGACGGCCGGCGAACTGGTATGAACGTCCAACCCTCGAAACGGCCCCCGACGGTTTGAGCGACAATCAGGACACCGCGCTGCCTCTCCGTCCGGACCACCCGGACGAACCGTTTGCGCAGAGCGATTTGGCCTGTCCCGACGTGGCGCTCCCAGGCCAACCAGATTTCAGCAGGACGCTCCAGCACCAGAGGCAAGAGGGGAAGGAACGGGGCGCGGTCCGGTTTCAAATGATCGGCCAGCACCTCCGCCGTCACATGCACAGCCTCGCCATCCGGGGTCCGGAAGGTGCGGTCCGGGCCGCCAAGCACGGCCATCAGGCGCTTCAGCATCCCGTCCCGATCGGCGGCCGCCTCGCCCAATTCGCCCGACCACGCATCGACCGGCAGGGTGTCGGGCAATCCGAGGTCTTGCCACGTCTGGACACGGCCGATGCGTTCCCATGGGCGTCCCTTTGCGCCGATCGCGGCCGCGTCCATGGCGCGTCGATCGACGGATTGCCCCCAGGCGGCGCGCCCCACGTGATAACCGAACCCGGTGTCGATCCCGGCCGGGGTCGGCCACACCTCGGTTGACCCGTCGGCCAAGCGGACGGTGCGCTCTTCCATCGTGACTGGTGGCACCTGATCGTCCGGGGTTACGGAGTACCCGTACCGCGCCAGGTCCCGCTCGGTCAGGGCCGTGATCGTGCAGCGGCACCACCAGCCGTTCGGGGGGGTGTGCGTGCGCCACCACGGATGATCGGCGGGCAGCACAAGGCCATGCCACGCCCGATGCTCCGGCCGGGTACTGCTGTCCAGAACGGCGCCGTACCGCAGGTACAGGGTCCGGCCCCGCGACCGCTCACGTTCGGCGGCGCGGTCGATCTGTGCCCAGTGGCCGGCGGCACGGGCCATTCTGAGGTTGGTGTCGTAGATGACGCGCGTCCGCCAGCCCCGGCTGCCTTTGTAGCTCCACCCGTGGCGGGCCACGATCTGATCGAAATCCTGGCGGAAGGTCTCCAGCGTCGTGCCCTCGTCCAGGGCCTTCTGGAGCGCCGCGTGCATGTCGGTCAGCAGCTCGGCCTTTGTCGCCCCGGCGATCACGAAGCCTCGGGAGTGCTGGCCTTCGCGCAGGTCCGTCCATGCCTCGGTGGGCATGTTGATCTTGTGGCGGAAATAGTCCTGCGCCTCGACGAAGGGCAGCGGATCGCCGACGGTCGCTGCCTCCTCAGACATCGCCCACCTCGGCCCGGCCCGACAGGTCCGCCAGGGCCATCGCCTCCCCGATGACGTCGGCCAGATCGTCCAGGCGCAACTCCGAGTACAGCATTTCCAGCCGGGCCATCGCGTCCGGGATGCTCTCGGCCTGGTCGATCACCGCGCGCACCTGGTCGATCAGAGCGTCCGTGGCGGGACCGGCGGCGGTATCGAGTTGATCCACCAGGTCGTCCACGGCATCGCGGGGCCGAGCCGCCTGGGCTGATCGTCCGGCTCGTTGGGGCGCGGCGCCGGATGGCGTGTCATCTCCGGGCCGTATGTCATCGCCCGCCGACGCCGGACCACCCAGGACCTCGTCCCCGTCTTCCGGCGCGGCCCAACCCAGGCGCTCGCGCACGTCGTCGGCGCGCACGCGCAGGCCGAGGGGCACCAGACCGGTGAGCTGTTCCGTCACCGCCTGCGTATCCTCCGGCTCCGTGATCGGCCAGGACAGCCATGGATAGGCCTCCTGCGGGCCGTAGTTCAGATCTACGGCAACGCGCACCAGATCCCGGTTGAGCGTGGTGGCAAGGCCGCCCCCGTCCGCCTGGGCTACGTCGATCCGCACCCCGTTGTGGACCTGGGCCTGCGACAGCGACGCGCCATCGTCCGTCGTCATGGTTTGGCCCAGCACGGCCTTGCTGACCTGACCGTCCAGATACTCCGCCAGCCGCTGGAACAGCTCGGCCGCGCCCCGGCCCTCGCCGATGCCTTCGAACTGGATCTCCATGGCGCGCGGCAATACGGCGGCCGCGTCGGTGCCGATCCCGGCCACCGCCTGGATCAGGGTGGCGATATCCTGGGGGCTGGCCTCCGGACCGTACTTGCCGAGCCGAAGCGGCAGACCGTAGACCTCGCAGAACGCGGCCCAGTCCTTCATGGCGTAGGACTTGAACAGGGTGGACCACGCGACCAGGCGGGCGAGACCGCCCCGGATCGGCAGGCCGCTTTTGATATGCGGCACATGGACGATGAACTTGCCGGGCGGCAGTTCCACACCGTTCGGCTCCCCGTCAGCTGCGAGACGAAGAACGGTCCGCGTCTCGTCCCAGACGAAGTAGCGGGGATCCCGCCACGGACAGGCGGCAGGCGTCCACTGCGGACCCGTGCGCCACAGGATTTCGCACGCGGCGTATCCCTTGCCGAGGGCGTCCAGCAGGTCCACGACCATGGTGTTGAACCACGGCTGATCGACGATGGTCTGACGGACGAAATCCGCGATCTCGCCGGCGCGGGGACTGTCGTCCCCCGGCGTGACGATGGGTTCGATCCCAGCCACCGCCCGCTTTCGGGTGCCCAGCACGGCGGCATAGTGCGGATCCCGCTCCTCCATCTCCTCGGCCAGGGTGAGATAGTCGGCGACGCTGCCCTCCGTGGCCCGCTTCAGGATCGTCGCCAAGCGTTCCGGGGTCAGGCCGGTGGCGATGGTGCCGGCGAAGGGACGCCGCACGCCGGTCACGGCCGGAGCCGCCACCGCCTGTGTCAGCGTGCGGCGCTCGATCGGGCGTCCGTCGGGGCCGAGAAGCTGAGGTGTCCGGGCCATGGATGGATCCCTAGTATGAGCCGCGCCGCGCGCGCAGACCCGACGTCAGGCGAACCTGTCGAGTGGTCTGTTCGGGTCGGACGGGGATGTAGCGGTACTCTTGGTGCTCGACCTGCGAGGCGGCGTGGAAGTACAGCAGCGCCACGCCGGCGTCGCCGTGACGCTTTCCGGCGTCGCTGCCCATGAGCCGGACGGATCGCGGTATCCGTGGTACGCCCGCGACCACGCGGAACTGGGACAGATCGTCCCGGACGTCCAGGTCGGCCGGGATCAGTATCGCCCGGCCCTGGAACGCCGCCTGAAAGGGTGTCCCGTGCTCGCGATACCATGTCTCGCTGGCGTGCAGTTCCTCGATTCGCTCCGGTCCGAACTCCTGCCGTAGCTCCTGGGCCAGGGCCTGACCGTTGCCGTTGGCGTCGGCGATGGTCTTGGCCCAGCGCGGCACCCTGTGCAGAACGTGGATGGCCATCTGGCGCTGCTGGTCGTAGGGGCACCGCGCCAATTCGATGATCAGCGGCACATGGCGGGTCAGGTCCTGCGCGGTGTAGCCGATGGGCAGGCAGGTGCGGTCCACCGACATGCCGAAGTCCAGCCCGGCGGCGTGAGGCCGATCCGCCGGGAGTTCCGCCAGCCGTGGATCCACGTGTTCCGCCAACCACTGTTCCATATGCGCCCGACGCAGGTGGGCGGGCCAGTCCACGAAGTTTTCGGCCGGCGGATACCAGCGCACCACTGTGTAATTCGGCGTCTGGCACGCCTCGATCATCGGAAGCGGCAACAGCACGCCGTCGCCTTCGCGCGGGATGGCGTCCAGCTCCTCGCGCATGGCCTCGACGCGCGGACCGTAGCTCCGCCGGATCTTGCGGTACCATGCGGCCTTGCCCTCGGCCGTGGCCTCCTCGCCTTTGATGAGACAGACCCGCTCGTACAGGCCGGCCGCGACGGCGTCGTCGAAGGTGATGCGGTGCACGCTGTAGTCATAGCGCCCGGCCCGACTGTCCTTGACGAGCTGGTTGAAGGCGTTCGTGGCCCCGTTGTGCGTGCTGATGATCCGGATCTGGCCACCCCAGATCAGCAGGGCGTTGCACGCGTCGATGACCTCGCCGACGTCCTGGTGGAACGCCGCCTCGTCGATGACGACGCGGCCCTGAAGACCACGGATGGCCGCCGGCCGGCTGGACAGGGCCGTGACTTCATGGCCACTGGCGAAGCGGATCCGCCATGCGGTGATGTGCTTGGACGATCCATTCGGCTGCTTGTCTTCGAATAGGAACTCCTCGGTGGTCAGCAGCTCCTTGGCGACGTGGCGCGCGAACCGGCCGCAGGTGTCGATGAACTCGCGCCCCTTCTCTTTCGCGTCGGGGATGTAGAACACGTCCATACCGCCGGCCTTGCCCTGCGCGGCCGCCGTCAAGGTGCTGTCCAGGGCCTCAGCCCAGGTGATGCCGGTACGGCGCCCCTTTTCGCAAAGCTTCAGGGTGCTGGTGTCTTCGACCCACCGCACTTGATGGGCCATCAGGATCCCGTCGGCCAGGGGATCCAGATCCTCGGGGGGCAGTCCGCTCGGGATCAGGCGGTCCACGTCCGAAGCGGGGGGCATCTGATCCGCGTGCGGCAGGGCATCCGTGTCCGCCGCGTCCGTCATCTCGAAACCCCGAGGATCCCGCGCCGCAGGGCCGCGAGACGGTCCGCCGACAGCCCTTGTTCTCCCGCCGCCTGGGCCTCGGCGGCGGCGTTATCGATCGCCTTCGCCGCCATCTCGGCGGCGAGCGTGCGGGCGCGGACCTCGACCTTCTCTTCGAAATCCTGATCCAGCCGAGCGGCCTTGGCGAGTTCGGCCAGTCCCTTGCCCAGCATCATCACGTCTTTGGGGTCGAGGGCGGCACCGTCGCCGCCGGCGTCCTGAACCTGTGTCAGGAAATCGAACACCAGCGAACGCGAGACCTCGACCAGAAGCCGTCCTTGCTGGCCTTGGGTCGCGGCATCTCCCAGTTCCTGCACCAGCCCTTCCGTGATGGCGCGGCTTTCCCGCAAACGCGCCGCCATCAGGGCCTGACGCTTGGCGGCGCGGCCGACGGCGGAGCGACTGATCTCATAGCCGCGGGCTTCCAGCCAGTCGGTCAGTTCGTCAATGGTCAGCCGTCCAGCGACCAGAAGCCGCCGAAACTCGGACAGATCCTCTGGCGATAGCTCCGTGTCGATGCGTGATTTCCGGCCCATGGGCTCACGCCCCCGGCCGGGGACGCCGAACGCCCGGGTGCCGCGCCACGCCCTGAGAGACGTCCAGGCCGTGCCCGGTCAGGGTGGCGACCGTGACGCGACCGCCGGCGAGTTGGTCCACCGTGACCAAACCACCTTCGGCCAGCCACTGGACGTCACCGTCCACCACGTCCCGGCCGACACCATGGCCATAGCTGGTCAGGACGGTCTGAAGAATGGACGTGTTGAGGCTGTAGTCGGTGTCCTCGGCCAGGGTCCGCAGGATGACCAAGCGCCGGTCCTCGCGTTGCAGTGTCGCCAGATCGCTCACGATCCGTTCTCCCGTCGGTCACGCCCCTGTGCGAGGCGGTCTTCCGTCAAAAGGTCAAGGCTGCGGTCCAGACGCTTCGTCAGCTCCGCCAGACCATCCAGACGCGCGCCGATTTCGCGGGTTTGCGCGGACACCTCGCCCACCATCGTGGTGAGCGCTGTCAAATCGGCATGTGTGGGGAGCCCTTCGATCCGGCTTTCGAGGCGCTGGAACCGGGCCTCGCCGCGATCCAGACGGGCCGTGATGTCCCCATGCGCCGCGACATGCTGATCCCGCCATGACCGGATATCGGCCCGGACCGCCTCGACCTCATGCCGGGGCGCGAACACAGGCCACATCCGCCAGAGCACCACGCCGACGATGGCGGTCGCGATCAGGCCGGCCCAGGCGCCCAGTCCGATGATCCAGTCCGCGATCTGCCACAGATCCATGCTCACACTCCCGTTCGTACTCGCCGGGCGTGGTGCGCCTCGACGTCTCGCTGGCAGTCCGCGCATCGGACGGCGCCGGGACAGGCCGCCCGCCGGGCGGCATTGATCGGGACCCCGCACACCGAACAGTCCCCACCCGCATTCGCGTCGCTCGGGGCCGGCCCAGGGCGTCGGGATCCCGACGTTCGCAAGCACGTCGCGCACCTGGAAGCCCGAGACCTCCGTGCCCCGGAACACCATGATGACGGAGTCCACGTCACCGTCAGCCCCGGTCACCACCGCAACCTCGGACCCCGCCCACTCGATCCAGCGCCAGCAGCGATGGCTCAGCGCACGGATCGCGGCCTCGCGCCGCTGGCGGTCGCGCTCATAGACCGCGCTGCACAGGCCGGCCAGGACAGCATCCCTTCGGACGGTGGGTGCGGCGGTCATCGCGCACCCCCGGCATGCGCAAGGCAGTCGCGCGCCGCCTCCGCCGCGTCCATCACCTCGGACCATTCGGCGTCGGTCGGATCGCGCCGTTCCGAGACCATCACGGACAGGTCCCCGCGCAGCACGGCGAGCGAAGACCGCAAATGGACATACCCAACGGCGACCTGAAGCGCGCGCTCGGTCGCGTATCCCGCCAGCCCGCCGGCGTCCATGTCCGGCGCGTCAACGCTGACCTCGAGCGCCTGACCGGCCAGCGCGGTCAGCGCGCCGGACAGCGACGCCAGCGCCGCGATACTGTCCTCGCCGAAAGCCGAATACGCCCGGGCCTCAACCAGCGCCTGCCACGCGGCGTCGCCGGCCTGGGCGACACGGGCCGATGCTCCGGGCAGCGCCGTGGGCGTTTTGACGTACTCGCAGGCCAACCCGGCGACGACATGATAGATCCCGGCCGCGCGATAGACGCGCTGCTCGGTCGTATCCACCCGCCCGACAAGACGATCGGCGGGGGAATAAGCACAGGCGGCGAGCGCCGCCAAAGCCACCAGGATGGCCCCGAGGCGGACGGCCCACGCCAACCGGCGAAGATCGCGGGAGAGAGTACCCATGTCACTCCCCCATCAGCAGGGCGCGGCCGATCGCCAGCGCGGTGTCGAGCGGCAACACGCCGGTGATCACGCCGGCGGTGACGGCCACGACCGCCGCCACCGCGACGATCACGGCCCCCTTGGTCCAGGTCATGCGCATGTCGGTTCTCCTCACAGGGCGGCGATGTCGCGCGCGCGGACCATCGACAGGTTTCGGCGTGTGTTGAGGGAGCGGCCCAGCGGCGTGTCGATGGGGATGGCCAGGGCCTCGGGGCTCCACGCCTCTTCGTCGATGACCTCGGCGATCTTGCGCAGGTCATCGCCGGCGGCGGGCAGGCGGGGCTTGGGCGGCGGGGGCAGCGGCGCGGGCGGGGCGTTCTCGACGTCCGGGTGCAATGGCATCCGGCCGGCGCTGTCGAGCCCCAGCAGGGACCGGTAGTCGAACACCGGGCAGGACTTCGCGCTGACCTCGCAGTGGCCGTGGAACGTGACGCGCCCGCCGTGCGCGGCATTGATGGCCACACACAGGGAGCGGCAGGCGGCCAGGGACGCGTCGGAAAACTGCGTCAGGCCGTGCACCATGATCGCCACCGATCCGGTGTTGTGCCCTTTCTGCGCCGCCGGAATGCGTTCAAGGTCGCGGCCGGGCATGATCCGGCCGGCGCGGTCGATCAGATAGTGGTATCCGACGTCGCTCCAGCCCCGCTGCACGTGCCATGTGCGCACGGTGCGGACGAGGTGGTCGCCTTCGTAGTCGCTGGTGTCGGCGTCACTGGCGGAACAGTGCAGGAACACCCGCCGTACTTCGCGGCCGGGCGGACGGTAATGGGATGGCGCGACAGTGGGCACGGAAGGGCCTCCCTCACACGGTGGAGCGTGAGGGCAGCATCGCAGCCGCATGGGGACCCGACTGCCCGGAAGGGCTTCCGGGTCAGCGGTCGGCGTGTCTGTGGAGGGAATACGGGGAGGATCGGCGCCGGATCCGGGAAAGTCAATCGCCGGCGAAAAGGTCGGGCTGGCGCTCGTCGCCGGCGTTCAAGGCCATGCGGACCCATCGCTCGCTGCATCCCAACTCGCGGGCGATGGCGCGGTGGGAGAGGCCGCGCCGCTTCAGGGCTCCCATCCGCGCCTTGTGGCTCCGCGCCAGCGCGTTCGACGGCACATCAATGTGGGTCCCGCCGTACTCCTGGCACAACGCGGCCCAGGCGTCCGCGCCCAGCAGGAGCGCCCACGGGTGACCCGGGTGCGGCGTGTGCGGGATGTAGCACTTCTCCTGCCCGCCCATGGCCTCGGCCAGCCGGAGCGCCGCCACCGGTCCGATGACCTGGGCGATCTCCTCCAACCGGGCGGAAACGATGGGGGGGACGGTGCGATCCATCAGCCGCGCTTTCGCAGCCATGTGGACAGCGGAGCCTCAATGGCCTGCGCCGTCATGGCCTCGCGCAACACGCGCCCGCGTTCCGCGAGAAGGCGGTCCAGCGCGGCGTCCGGCCGTGTCAGCAGGCCGGCGGGGCCGACGTCCACCCCCAGCGCCTCCAACCGCCGCGCCTGTTCCCAGGCCACCCGCACCTTCGGACGCCCGCCCAGGTTTTGACCGCCGACCTGGATCGGGGTGTCGGGGCGATCCAGCCGTGGGGCGACCCGGTTGAGCCAGCCGCGCAGACCTTTGATGAGCCGGTCCAGGGGCTCCCCGTCCAGCCATTCGAGTCGCGCGACGCCCTGGCCGGCCTGACCGGCGACCCCCTTGGTCATCCGCTGGGCATAGGCTTCCAGGGCACTTTCAGAGGCGTCTGAGACCTCCCCGAGAACCCACAGATCCAGCCACAGCGCGCGGGCCTTGGCGAGGCCGGGCACGCCCGTCGCGATCGGCCGGACACGGCGGGTGGGCACCTTGGGCTTGTGTCCGTTCAGATGGTCCAGCACGGCCATGAGCTGGCGCGCGGTCATGTCGCGGCAACTGTCCGCCCCGCCATACTGGCGCAGCATGGCCCTGTACGCGTCGCCGTCCAGGCCGCGCGCCCGGGCGGCCGCATGCACGGCGCGGATCATCCCGGCGCGATCCGGGGCCGGCCGGCGGGCGGCAGTCATCGGCGCGCCCTCCGGCGCCAACCCGCACCATCGTCGGGTCGGGGCGGCGGGGCGGAGACGCCCAGGGTGGTCTCCAGCGCCGACAGGCCGGCGGCTTGGCCGGGCTGGCAGACCGTGACCTCGCCGCCGCCCGCCTCGTACGCGGCCAGAGCCTGCGCCCGCTCGGCCTCGGTCGCCGCCGGCGCTCGGGCTGGCCGCCGATCAAAGCGGATGCCCGCCGGTGCTGGGTGTGACGGGACGGCTGGCGGAGCGATCGCCTCGGGCGTGGGCTCCGGTTCCGGTTCGGGATCGTCCTGGGGAGCACTATGCGGGGCGACACATTGATAACGCCGTCCACGCGCGTAGCCCGAGGCCGTGACCGTGCGCCGCATCACCAGATGACGCAGCCAGTATGTTACCGTCGCCACCGGCAGGCCGGTTGCGGCCACGATGTCTCGCCGTGTTTCCGAGCCCTGGCGGATGGCGGACAGGATCGTCTCGGGCCGGGCTTCGGTGGCCTCAGGCATCGGTTCGGACCGGGTCTCGCACTCCGGTTCCGGTTCGGGCTCCGGAGCGGGCTCAGGCTCAGGCGCTGGGTTCGGTTCGGGGGACGGCATGGGAGGCGGTGCAGGGATTTCTGCGGCTGCGCCGCCTCCCTCCAACACCGCCAGCACCCGCGACAACACATCGGGCAGCACCTGGGGTTGGGCCGCACAGGTGGGCGCCACGATGCGCAACACGTCCAGGCGTTCGGAGGTAATCATCATGACATGCGCCTCCCCTCGACCGGTACGACATGGGTTACCGTGACACTGGCGATCCGGCCGGGCTCCCGCCGCCGCCAGCACAGGCGCACGCTCACCTGACCGTCCTCCCGCCGATAGGGGCGTGCCGTGGGCGTCAGGGTGAAGCCCTGGCTCGTCAGGTAGTGGTGCAGCCCATCAGCCAGCAGCTCGGCCAACGACTCGGCGTCATGGTCCGGCAGGTGCCGACCGGGGCGGGGCATGCGGCGGCGGATTTTCATGATCCGGTGCCCTTCCGCTGCCAGTGCCGGCACGCCGGGCGGTGGCTGTAGACCGTGCCGAGACGGTCCAGGGGCAGGCCCGTTTGCCGCGCCACGACGGCGCAGACCATGGCCGCCCGACGAAACGGGGCCGGGTTTTTTGCGGAGCGGGTCCAGTGTGCGCAGGACTGGCAGTATTCGCCGGCCGGGCCGGTGCCCTCGACATGCGCATAGGTCGGCCGGCTCATGGCTTCCCCCTCTTCGAGAACCGGGAGCATGAGCCACCGTTGCCAACGCCCAATAGGTGCGCCAGCATTTCGGATGCGCTTATCGAGTCGCACGAAAAGGGGGGCCCATGGCGAAGAAGATGGACAGGGCTATTGGCCGATTGGTCGTGGCCGCGCTGAAGCCACCACCGCGCTCCCGCGCGCGCCGGTCCATCCCGCCGGCAAAACCGCCAACAACACCTGAAGCAATGATCGGCAGCGACGATGGCTACTTGGCCGCCATGCGCCGGGGATGGCAGGCGCCAGTGCGCCAACTCGGCATGATCGATGTCTCGGCCGCGCCCTGGTTGGTGGACGCCGTCATCAAAGGATATCGCCAGGGCTTCAAGAATACGCAGATCGCCACGGCGCTGCGCACCGCCGGCGGGGTCATGAGCAAGGAGGAGAAGGCTGAACGCGGACTGGTGCCAACCGCACGTTTGGGTACTGCCTTCTTTGACGCTCTGACCGCCAAAGGCCGCGCCGATCCAGTCCTGGCCTCCCGGGCCATCGTCTCCCGCGTGACCCGCGCGGCAGTCTGGACGCGGGACCGGGACCAGTACTTGCGAATCTCGGAGCAGGGCGATCGAAAGCGCTGGATCACCGTGCTCCACCGTGGTCCGCGCTGCTGCACGTGGGCGTACAATAATGACAAGAAGGGGTTCGACCTGCCGCCAGAGTTGCCCATCCCCAGTTGTGACAAGGAGTTCTGCTCGTGCCGTGCCGTACTGACGCCCGTGCCCGGACCGGACCATGGCCAGATTGCGCTGGGCATTGCCGTCGTTGCTGGTGTGGCAACGATACTGATCGTGGCCCTGACTTAGCATCGCCCGGCCCTCCCTACGCCGCCGCCAGATCGATCGGCACGGCCTGCCACGCCGCTTGCGGATCGGGGCGGATGTAGAACCGGGTGTAGGCTTTGCTGCCGATCACGCGGATACTGTCGCGAATGGCGTTCTGGCCGCTCTTCCAGCGCTCGTCGTCGAAGTCCAGGCGTAACAGGCGGAAGATGGCGTCCCTCGAGACTTGGCCTTCCTTGTCCGTCTGGAACGCGCTGTCCACCAGGGCGCGCAACTCGGCGCGGACCCCATCGGCCCAGTCCACGATGCAGCTTTCGAACTGCCCTCGGGCGATCTGCAATTCGGGCCCGAACGCGAGGCGATCGGCCACCGCGATCTGGAACTTCATCAGCCCGTCGAACGACATGAACGTGACGTTGCCCTTGCCGACGGCGCCGCGCTTCGTGACGCCGTACTCCTCGGCCGCCAGCGACATGAAGGTGTTGGCATCGTCGAAGACGTGCCCCTTGAACCGCTTGATCTGGTTCGCGAGGTCGACGGCATAGCCCAGAACCTTGCGCACCATCTGGTCTTCCAGATCCTGGTGCGGCTTGATCTGGCCGGTCGGCACCAAGCGTCCCTTGCCGTCCATGATGAAGCCGTCCGGGGGCGTCACGGCTGGCGTGGGCAGGGTGATTTGCGGAATGTCAGCGGTCATTTGAAAGCTCTCCACAGACGTTTGAAGGCCGTTTGAAACGGGTTCCATCGCCGCCGGAGCGGCGGTGTCGGGATCAGGGCTCCGGCCAGGATCAGGCGGGCCGCGATCACGACACGGCCTCCGGCGGCGCGCTGGTCAGCCGCGCCTGGACGGCCGCCATGCGGGCCGCCACCGCCGGGTCGCGCGCGGCCCGGGTTCGAGCCGCCGCCATGCCGTGCCGTACGGTGGTGTGATCCCGCCGCATGGCACGGCCGATCTGGCCGTACGTCGCCGGCGTCAGGTCCGCCGCGATCGCCATCGCGGCCTGACGCGGGATGACCAGCCCCCGGGTGCGGCAATGCGCCAGAAGACCGCTCACCGGCACGCCCCATTCGGTGGCGCAGGCCTGGACAATGGCGCGGATGGTGGGGGGCTGCAGGGTCATGACGCGGCCCTCCCTGTGGCGTCTGGCAACGTCGGCGCAGGCTCCGGCGGGCCGAGCGCCAGCAGGCCCACCGCCACCCGCAGCGCGTCCCCGGTGACCGACCGATCCTGTCCGGTCAGGATCCGCCCGACCGCGTCCAGGGCGTCGTCGGCGCCGATTGGTCCCATGCGGTACCGCACCGTACCGTCCGCCCGCTGATCCGCCACATGGTGGGCGCCGTCTCCAGCCCGCCCGACCAGCACGAGGCCGGCCGGCCCGCGCGCGGCCGCGATCACATAGGCGGGGTCATCCGACCGGTCGCGCACCCCGAACGAGGCCACCGGCGTCAGGTCCGCCCCGCTCATGCCGCGTCCCCGCCGTGCAGCCGGCCGAGGCGCTCCACGACCGCAAGGTGCGTCTGGAACTCCGCCACCGCGCCGGCGACGGGCCGCTCCTCCACCTCATCGACCGCCACAGTGCTGGCGCACCGGGGGCAGTGGCCCTCGGCGCGGCGGGTGGTGTCGACGAACCCGAAGACCATCCCGCAGGCAGGGCACTGGCACGCATGGTCCCAGCGCGTGCCCTCTGGCGCAGCCTCGCCCGTCTCCGGCGTCTGGGAACGGAGCCCGGCGGCCGGCCGCGCGTTGTGCGCCCGCACTTCCCGCTCCACCACGGCGATGAACTGGTCGATGGGAACGGCCCGCTGGCCATAGGTGTGGGGCTTGTTCTCAGGGCTCCGACCAGTGTAGGCGCCGCTGCACTCGGGCGCCTTGGCCACGTATTCCGCCACATCGCGGAAGGCCCGCTCGATCGGCTTGGACTGCCCGTGATAAGGCTCCGTGAAATGGACCTCGCAGCCGCATTGCCGGAACAGCCCGACCGGATCGTCGTCCCGCACCTTCCAGCGGAAGCGGTTCGGCGTGCCGCCGGTCAGCCACTTGGACGAGGCCGCGCGCGTGTTGTCGAGCCAGATGTGCTCGGGCAAACCATAGGCTTCGACCAGATCCCCGAACGCCAGCCGGAAGGCCGTCGCGTTCTCGCTCCGGTCGATCCGCCACGACAGGATCTTGCCGGAGAACAGGTCCTGGAACGTGACCATCATCGGCCGTCCGATGGTGCCGTCGGCCCAACGGACGAACACGTCCACCTTGTGGCCGTCGAAGTTCACGGCTTCCAGGGCATGGAACCCGGTGCGGTCGCGCCGCTGCGCCGGGAACCGGCGCATCAGGGCCTCGGGACCTTCCCGGCACCAGCACACCAGCAGCGGATCCAGGTCGGCCAGACGGCGCTGGAGCGTGCGGTTGCTCGGCAGGTCCCACCCCTGGTTGCCGGCCATACGGCGCAGACGCTCAAGGCAGGCGTCCACCGCCGGCTTTTCCGCCCGAAGGTAATCCGCTTTCAGCATCTCCCAGGCGTCCGCCGGAATGTCCGTCGTCGTCACCCGCCCGGACCGCTGATCCACCAGCATGGGCAGCCGGTGTTCGCGGGGCGTGTTCCAGATCCGGCGCTCCAGATTGAAGTAGCTGCGCGCGCTGATCCCGGCCGGCACGGCCACCAGCTCGACCGCCGCCGTCTTCGTCATGCCGCCGCGCACCAGGGTCTCGACCTGATCGATCAGCGCCAGCCGCTGGCGAGCTGTCTCCCGCCGGGGTTCCGGCAAGGCCTCGAACCGCGCCCACATCTCGCGCCACTTCGGATCGTCGGCGGCGGTGTCCGGTGCCTCGACCGGGTCCGATGGGGTCCGGCGTCGCAGGAACGCGGCGCGCGCCCGCGCCGGCAGGGCGGAGATGTGGTACTCGACCCCGCCGCCCTTGCCGCGCCGCCGCCGCCACACGCCGTCCGGCCGATCGTCGGACCACTGGCGGTCGGGTGCTTGCCAGTCCTTCCGCGCCCGGCGCACGACAGCCTCGCGTGTGGCGGGCAGGCCGGGCAATGCCAGCGCGGCAATCTCGGCGGCGGTCAGCCAATGTGCGGCGGGCGTGGTCATCGGCCGGGCCTCCGGGCCAGACGGCGGGCCATATCGTAGGCCCGATCCACTTCCGTCTTGGTGTCGGCGAGCTGCCCCACCTCGACCCACGGCAGGAAGTGCTGGTCGATCACGGCGTGGCCCATCTCCTCGGCGCCGAGCTGCATCAGCCGCGCGTCGCCGGTGACGTGCCACAGTGCGATAACGCGCAGGAACGGAATGGTGTGCTCGCCACGCCCCTGGCTCGCGTAGGCGTCCAGCATGTTCTTGCTGACCTCTTCGCCGAGATAGGCGCTCATCGCCTCGGCGACGGTCTCGCGGGGCTGGTCGCACTCTTTCAGGGTCACGGCCACCGCACGGCTGATCCGGTCCCGCAGCGACGCCGCCCGCGTGGCTTCCGGCGCGTACCGCTCCACCGGGTCGCGCGGCTGCCAGTCCGTGAACAGATCCAGCGTGCGGGTGTCGCGGCCCATGGCGTTAGCCCTTCAAGGCGCCGGTTTCGCGCAGGTGGCCGAGGAACGATTTCCGCGCGGCACCGTCCGCGCGGTTCCAGGCCGACAGCAGGCGCGACAGGCCCCCATCGTCGCCCGCGTCCTGCGGCCCCTCGCCCTTGTGGTGTTTCAGGGCGGCGCCCAGGTCGGGCCGGGCGCCGGGCTCCATGCCGGTCAGAAGGGCATCGACCACGGCGGCCTGTTCGTCCGGCGCCAGCTTGCTGAGGGCGTAGAGGTCGCCCTCTTTCCAGTGGCCATACCGTTGCATGCGGCGGCGCACGTCGGGCGCCAGCCCACCGGCGACCTGAACCGCGCGGTAGATCGTGCGTTCGCTCAGGCCGATGCGCTCCCGCACCTCACGGGCAAAGCCGATCGCCGGTCCCGGGTCTGCAACTGCAAAATTTGCAGTTGCATCATTTTTGTGCAGCTTTGCCGCCGCCCCCGCCGCACCTTGAACGGCCTCGGGGTGCAGGGCTTCGTACACCGCCTTGCGTTCGGCCAGAAACACCGCCCGGTCCAGCGGCTCCAGGCCGCGCCGACACAGGTTCTCGTCGATCTCCAGCAGGCGCGCGCTCAGGTCATCCATCTGGACAACGACCACCGGGATCTCGGTCCACCCCAGGTGCTGCACCATGGCCGCGTACCGGTGCGCACCCGCCACCAGGGCGTATCCGCCCCCTTCGTCCGGGCGCACCACCGGCGGCTCGACAAGACCCTGCTGGCGGATGCTCTCCGCCAGCGTCTCGGCCCAGGCCGGGTCGATTTCCCGCAGGCGGTCGACGAACAGAATGCTGTCCTTCGACACCACCATCCGTTCGCCCTGCCACGCCCCCGCCGGGCCGGTGACTTGGTTGCTTTTGGCCAAGTCCGCGCTCTTCGCGGGCAACTTTGGCGCATTTTTGCTGGCATCGTGGCTCATGGTCAGGCCGCTTTCGAGTTTTTGACTGCGTTTCGTGTACGTTCGGGCCTAATATGAGCCCGTGTACGGTGGTCGATGCGCGACCCGTCGGACCGCCAGCGATCCGGCCACAGTTCCCACAGGGGCACGCCGAGAAACCGGCCGATGGCCCGCTCAGCGGCTTGGTATTTCCGGATCAGGGCATTGCGACAGGCCGCTTCGGGCAGCCCCGCCTGCAGGGAAATGGCGCTCAGGGTGCTGCCCCGGCGCTTCACTTCCGCCGCGATCTGATGGCGATCCCAGGTCTGGCCCGACGCCATGCGGTCCCTCCGTGCGCATCACCGGGTCCATCACCCGGTGTCAAAATGTACCTTCGTATTGAACATGGCCCATATATGGGCCGTATGTCAACCAGGAATGAGCCATGCACGAGGCCGATTATGGACCTTCCGACCAGCCGTCATCTGGGCGGGACTTGGCTCTCGCGACTCGCTTTTCCCTTGGAGTTAAGCGCCTGGGCAGCCAAAAAGCCGCCGCTACCGCGCTTGGAATATCTTTGTCGCAGCTCAAACGCTACCTCGCCGGCCAACAAGAGCCGCCGCTGTCGGTTCTGCGTGCATTGGCGCAGGGCGCAGATATTGACCCTGCATGGCTCTTTACTGGGCTAAGTCGGTCCGGATCTGATTTCGTGGGGGTGCCGCGCTACGACGCGCGCCTAGCCGCTGGGGGCGGTGCCTGGAACGAACGGGCGCAGCTTCTCGACCACATTCCGTTCACGCCGGCCTTTATCGCCAAAAAGTTGGGTCGCTCGAACAGTCAGGGTTTACTGATCATTGATGTCCACGGCGACTCCATGGAACCGACCATCGGCGATGGTGACATCGTGATGGTGGATACTCACGACCGGCGGGAAATGGACGGCATTTTTGCCTTCGTGCAGGGCGACACCGCGCGGCTCAAACGTCTGCGATGGTCCGTGTCAAATATCCAGATCATTTCTGACAACCGTGCCGTCTATGATCCCGAGACAATCGATCGATCCGTGTTCTATCATGAGGTTCAGATCATCGGCCGCGTCCGTTGGCTCGGCTGCGTGGTGTGAACGACAGGGGGCCTGTCTGTCACCACGACAAGAACACGGGAGACCGCCATGCTCCGCGCGCTGTTCATTGCTTTAGTCCTGGGTTTGCCCCTGACCGCCACCTCGGTACGCGCTGCCGACGTGTCGTACACGCCGGGAGAGTGGTCTCGCTCCTATGCCAACAGCGACATTGATGTGCAGGATCTGGTGAACCAGACGGTCGGGCTCGTCCGTCGGGCCGGATGGACGTGTTCGCACGTTCGGTTGATGATGCGGATGGCGGGTAAGCGCGGCTTCATCGTGTTCTGCAACGAACCCGGCGGCGCACAGTACACTTATGATGTCTGGGACCGTGGCGGTCGTTGGGTTGTGGCGATCAACGAATGA